TGACCTGAATGTATCCAATACTCGAAAACGGCGCGCGTTAATGGATTTTTGTCTTTATTGCGGCTGAAGATGTCAAATAGTGCCATGTTGAATATTTTTTGCGAAAATTACAAAATAATTGAATAAAAACAAAATATTATAAATCGTCCCAACTTACATCGACTGAACCTCCCGACTCGAATCCCATACGCTCAATAATTCCTGTAATCGCATCCGGTGCATCATCGTGAGTATTGGCTGAGAATTTACGTTTGAATGTTGTTAAGTGAATATAAAAGTCGGGCCATCTAATATGCCAATCGTCAGGAAAAACAATCTTTTGTTTGACTGTTGCAGCCTGTGAAACGATCCTGCTTTCTTTGTTATTTGATTGGTGAAACCAATTAATAGCAACCTTACCAAATACCATATCTTGAATCTTTCGAGCGAATCCGCGACCTCCGTTATTGCTTTCAATGTCTGAATAGTTTACTTTATTTTTGAGAAGTCCGCCAGCTACCAACGGCTCTGTTATTTCCATCGGGTCTGGTGTATATCGAACGTCAACAATATAAGCCAATCCATCCGAACAAAGATCATAATCAATTGAGCAAAGGTAATCATCGCCAGTATCGGCAGTATCAGTATAGTTTTTTCGGATAATCGCATCAGGTCGCACTTGATAAGTTTTCCAATCTGACCCATAAAGCAGTCCTGCCGCACTTGTCGGGTTGCCCTGAAATAAACATTCAAACTTTAGCGGGTCCATTGCCCTCGACTTCATTAGTTTTTCAATTCCATGTCGTTCTGGCCAAAGCGGTTCGCCTGGTTCCCTCGGATCTATCTCGGTTGGTTCGCCTGTTTTAATTGCTTCAAAGTTAATTTTATACCATTTTGAAGGATCTGGATTTTCAACATCCGACCAATTATTAATCAGGACTACATTTTCAGATGCTTCGATAAATCCAATTAGGTCCTCATTATTCCAACGTGTAAAAACAATTAATTGTTGCGAATCGTTATGCAACCTGGTATCAGCAACCGAAATATACCAATCCCTGACATTTTCACGAATTACGGGACTATTTGACTCGGCCCAAGATTTATAAAGGTCATCCATTATCAACACATCAACAGGATCACCGGTCAATCCACCTTCATAACCAACACATTTTAATGAACCATCGGCGCCAACTATCTCCATTTCCTCGGCTGTGTTGATATAGTTTGAATCCCCCATCCCGGACAACCGTGCAGCAAAACAGTTTTGGTATGATCGTTCACTCATTAACTGTTTTGTTTTGCGGCCAAATTTTCGAGCTTTAGTAGCGGAGTAGCATACGGTGGCAATCTTTAATTCAGGGTCTCGGCCAATCATAAAGGCCGGAAGTTGAATAGATGAGTTTTGTGATTTTCCGTGCTGCGGAGGTACCGAAATAATCAGTTTTTTTATTTTCCCTTTTGCGAATAAATCAAGTATCCGATAGTAGTGATCATGGAACCACGTTGCACTAAACTTCTGAAAGGTGTATTTTGTGAATGATAATAGGTTTTCTTTTGCGGCTTCTTTGCGCTCAATTTCGATCAGCTTTTCAAGTTCGTACAATTCTGCATCAGATAGCATCCATTTTACGTTTAAGTTCTTCGATACGAGTAGCGCGTTGCTCGGGTGTTAGTTCGGAAATAGTAACATTAACTTCATTTTGAACCTCAGACCTTTCAATATAACCACGCTTTTTGCCTTTTGTTTTAAGATAAAATATGATCGCCGTATTGTCATTTGCACTAATATTCTCAATTAGTTTTGATTCGGCCAAATCAATAACACTTTCCGATTCAGCTTCATATGCTTTCTTGGTTTCATCAAACTTATCAATATATGATTTAGCTGTATGCCATTCGCATCCCAGATTTTCCGCTATTGTTGCAATTATTCCTCCTGAGTCAGCTATTGCATTTTTAATAGTCGGAATGTCGTAATTATATTCTTTGGGCCTTCCCATTAGAATGGAGCTTCTGTTTGTCCTATACTTCGAGTATTTGCAACTGAACCTCTGCCTCCAGATCTTCCTTTACCACCGCTACCTGATGCCATTTGTTAATTTTTTTAAAGATTCATAATTAAAATCATACAATTCATCATTGTTATCAATCATTAGTTGTTCATAGTTTTGTGATCCTTTCATATTTGCAGAACCATGAAAAACTATTTTATTATCTAAACTTGTGTGTAAAAGTACAATTTTTTGATGTGTTTCAGTAGTATAAAGATTAAATTTTTCATTTGAAGATGTTAATTTTATCAATAATTCAATAATTTTTGTCTGTTTTACCTTTTCAGTCCGGATATAATATTCAGACAAAACAAGGTTTATTTTATTGCAATAACCTTTTATTATCAATTCGTCTAATGCTTCAATATTATTTTGAGTTATTGAAAGCGTTATTATTGTCAGCTCTTTTAATCTTAAATTATGTTGGACAATGAATTGAGTAATAAAATCACCAAATATAAAATTTCCTTGAATCCAAATGTAATACGCTTCATTTTTTTTAGGGAAATATTTTAATTGTTTTACTAATTTGATTGCATTTTTATAATGAACAAACATTGATTTTATTTCGTGTTTAATTACAGTATATTGTTCGTCCTTTGTTTTATTTTGGTTCATTTTCATGGTTAAATGTTGGGGTATTAGTAATTAAATTCGACATCACGATTAACTGGCTTAATATTTTCTCGATGATTGTTTAGAGTGTTCCCATCGATAAACATTATTTCACAATTTATGCCAATAATATCTTGAGCCAAAAGTACATTAAATTTTCCATGAGAGGATTCAACTACACGGAATACATGTTTTGTTTTTCCTAATTTTTTAACCGTGTATTTTCGATCAGATAAAAGATGATGATCTATTGGCATCAACTTAATAGTACTTGTATCAATTTTCCATTTATCAAGTTGATCATTAACTATTTTTTTTATTTCCTCAACTTTTGATACAGGACACCTGAAAGAAATCATTGAAGTTTTCTCGTTATACTTTTGTTTTGGTCCTGCTCCTTTGCGAAGACCTCCACTATTTTTTATTTTTACTTCCATATCACAAAGATAGTAAAATTTTGATTATGATTTCATAATTAAGCTACTTTTCATTATTTTATTGATTATGTATTACGTGTAAATTTTATAACAATCTAATATTGTGCAATTTATAGCTCATAGTGCAAAAGTGCAGTTTTTTTCCTATTACGCTCTATATATAAATATAATTTATTTTTAAAATCATTTTTATTATATATTATATTTATATTATTTACTGATATACTAAAATAATTACACTTTTGCACTATACTAATAAAATCAAGTATTCCAGACGAAATAACGTAATACATAATCAATGATTAAATGCACTCTGGTAACCTTATATGGTGTTATTTGTGCAATATATCGCAAAAAAAACCAAAATATAAAAATAAAATATATTGCCATTTTATCGTATATTGCAAAATATATCAAATATATATATAAATCGTTTTGAAATATAAAAAATAGATGTACATTTGCTGAACGATACTCGGCGATGTTGCAGGGTAAAAGCGGCCCGCTTGTTAGGGTAAAAAACAAATCACACCATGAGTAAAAAGGAAATTAATTTAAGATGGAAAGCGGTAAAAGCAACCCCAGACCCAACGTTTAATCATTGGCACGTAAAAACACTTAAAGGAGATGATATTTGCACTACTTATGCTGATTATAATGGCATTAATGCAAAACAAATCGCAAAAGATCACAACGACCAATTGAAAGTAAAAAAGGCTTTTGCCAAAACACCGTTTCAACCATGAACCGACTATCAGAACTACGCGGCAAATATGCTGCTGAAATTAAATTATACGGGATAACTTCCGTGACTGTATTGAGTGGACGCATATATGTTGAATCGGCTGAAAAATTGCCTTATGAATTATATCAATCAATAGAATGTTTTTTACTATGAAAAAAATCGACGCATTAAAGGAACGAACCAGCCAATATAACGGCTACACGATCACTGACTCAGGAAAAGTATTTCGAGCAAACGGAATCGAAGTACCAGGGACACGCATCGGGAAAAACAACCATGTAATTATGACTTTAGGCGGTAAAACTATTTACTTGGCTCGATTGGTTTACTGCTTATTCAATGGCCTTGATTATGACGCTTTTTGTGGTCGAATCAGGTATTATGGCAGCTATGAAGATTGCTCGCTAAAAAACATTTTTATTGTTTCTAAACCTGAACGCAAAGCATCAAAGCCAAAGCGAGTAATTGACTCATGGGAAATTCGTACATTATTTTGTAGCGGATTGTCTGCGGCTGAGATTTCACAAATGCTAAACATATCGGCATCACGAATCAAATTTATGTGTCAAGGCTTTGAGGGGTGCGGTATGTCCGAAATAACAAAAATAAAGCAAATTATTTTTTATACATAGTTGCGTATTAAAACAATTGTGTTATATTTGCATAAACAAATCAGGCATCGTGCCACAAATCCTAATCACATGAGATCATTAAAAGTTGAATTTAACGAAGATGAAATCAACCTTCTTATTAATAAGATTGTTGATGAATCATCAAACAATGACAAATGCTACGAACCAAGAGGCGATGAATTTACCATTAGATTCAATGACGAATTGCATTTAAATGTAAAAGTATTGATAAATGATGAATGTAATTCTCGCTATGCTTCTACTGACATTCAATTAATAACCTGCGAGGGGTTTTATAAAGTTGAATCAAACATTAATTTTTTAGTTGAGGATAGAGTAAATAAGGCGTTAATTGCCAAATTTTATAAAACTTACGATAATGAACCATTTTGAATTATGGTGGTGGAATGTCGGTAGTGGCATAAGACCAATCGAAGGACACGATCACGAACAGCACGCAGAGCGAATTTGTAAGTTGTTTTGGGAATATTTACAGGAATTAAATAAGTAAAAATAACAAACCACTTTTCCCCTGTGCTATCGGGGTTACGGGCCAAAAATTATTATGGAAAAAAAACAATTACTTAATCTTGCTTCGCCTGACTTTCACGAGTCAATCGGAATTCTACCTAAATGGAGGGTTGGAGATTCCTCGGGCGATGGTAAAAATGAAATCTACCCGTATTATGATGCGGACCAGTGCGAATCAATTTTTGATGAAGTTTGCGGCATTGACGCATGGGGTTGCGAATATCGTGAAGTTGCCGGAATATTGTTCTGCTCAATTTCGGTACTAACTGATTCGGGCATGATTGAAAAGTCAGATGCTGGAGGCGCGCGTGCATCTCGTAAAACTTCAATACAGCAAGTCGATAAAGAAACATTTGAAGCTAAGACTGCGGCTTCGTCTGCTTTTGTTCGCGCTGCTGCAAAGTGGGGCGTTGGCCGTCACCTTGAAATATTACCAAAGATTCAATTAAAAGCTGATTCGAGCGGTTTTAATACCCCTGACGGCACACGACTTCCGATTGCAAAACTATCTGAATGGTGTAATCAGACTTCGCCTTCCGTAAAACATTTGGCCGCTGTTTATAAATTGAATGAAGCTGGATTTAAAGAAAATGAGCGTTCAATGCAGCTACTTAAAGAACTTAGAGAATTTTGCGAGAAAGGAGGCGTAAGATGATCGAACCGACACAAAAATACGTTTCAAACCCATTTGCCGACCTCGCCGACTTCTCAGCTATACAGCCAGAGTCCGAAAAAGTAAGCGATACCGAACAAATGAAACAACGATCAATTGAATGGTTTTTGCATCGTTGGGATAAGTTTACCGGATCACGCATTCCAGACCTTATGAAGCAAGGCCGCGCAAAAGGCGAAATGTGGGGCGAAACTGCAAAAGGAATCATTCTTGAAATTGCATCATACACAACCATGACCGACGAAGGCCGCGAGGAACAGGCATTGATTGAAATGTCAAAAGAGTTTCGTCAAACTGCATGGGGCAATAAATACGAACCCGAAGCCAGAGCGAAATATGCCGAAAAAATGAACTTGCGAGTTAATGAAGTTGGGTTTAAGGTTCATTCTTCAATACCGTATTTGGGTGGGAGTTTTGATGGTGAATGTACCGGATTTATTGACGGTGTTACCGAGTTTGATCGTACGTGCGGATTATCTGGCATCATCGAAATTAAATGCCCTTATGACCCGATTAAACATTGTAAAAATCGAGACTTATCACAGGGCGAAGGAGTAACGATCAAACATGAGCACTACGGCCAAATTCAATGTAATATTGAGGTTGCAGGTGTTCAATGGTGCGATTTTGTTAGCTACGATCCACGATGTAAGACTGAATTTCAGTTAGTAGTAATACGTGTTATTCGCGATCAGATTTACATTGATGCAATGATTGACCGCGTGCATAAGGCAAAAAGAATTTTAGACGGCTATATTTCAGGCCATTCAATGGATGAAGTAATACAAGAAGTTGAACAATAACGAGTAAATTAAACAATCATACCTGCGCTATCGGGTTGACGGGCCAAATTATATTATGAGTACATTAACAGGACAATTGAATTACAGTGCGATGGAAC